TTTTCCATTTAGCAAGAATGGTTGAATATATGTTAGAGGAAAAGAATCATGGGTAAAGGCTCAAGTCCTCGTCCTTTTAATGTAAGCAACGAAGAATACGCAAACCGATGGGATGCCATATTTGGCATAGACAATGAGAAAAAGAACGAAGCGCAAGATGTGGAATCTGATCGATCCCATTCAGCACGGGATAATCGGAGCATCAATAACCCAGAGGGACAAACTGGACAAACTCAGACTCCTTGAGTACTCAGCATTAGAAGCTATGACCAAAGGCCAAGGCACTATCCATGATTGGAGAGTTTTGGTTGATGTGCTTAATCTGTCTGAAATGATGGGCAAGAGCGGGGTGGGTCCTGAAGTGCTACCTATCTGTGAGAAAGCGCAAGAGAGTCTTCACAGAGCCGCTTTACGCTTCCAAGATACAAAGCAAATGGGTTTGGATGGGCAAGGCATCAAGTCCATTAGGGATCTGATTGAGTATGCGGATCTCCAACAGGGAAGTATTTCCAGGTCTGAGTTTGAGAAATACATCCAGAAAACAAAGAATTACATTAAATCTAATGGCGATAAGGTAGTAGAAATAGAATGAAAAAAGAACTTTTAATTGGTTGTGGCTCTGATCACAGAAAAAGATTGGCCTCTGATGGCACTAAAGATTGGTCTAACCTGACCACTTTGGACTACAACGAGGACCATAAACCTGATGTTGTGTGGGATCTCATGGAGCTTCCGCTGCCATTTCCAGACCAAGAGTTTGACGAAATCCATGCCTACGAGGTTCTAGAGCATCTTGGTCAACAGGGTGACTACAAACTATTCTTTGCCCAGTTCTCAGAGTTTTGGAGACTACTAAAGCCAAATGGATACTTCTTTGCGACTTGTCCATCAAGAAACTCAGTATGGGCTTATGGTGATCCAAGCCACACAAGGATTATCCAACTGGAGCAATTGGTGTTTCTATCTCAGAATGAGTATAAGAAACAAGTAGGCAAAACCCCAATGTCCGACTTCAGAAACATCTACAAAGCAGACTTTGAGGTTGTTTTCCAAGAGGATGATGGCGAAACCATAAGGTTTGTATTACAAAGAATTTGATTCTGTAGCTATAATTCAAGCCATGAAACAACGTGGCGGCTCCAGAAAAGGCGCTGGTCGAAAGAAGATCAGCGAAGAGGGTAGGACTATCCGAGCAAGGGTAGCGCCTATCCACGAACAAGCATTGACCTTGGCAGGGAATGGTTCTTTGTCTGAAGGAATTAGGCGTTTAGCAGAAAAACATTGGAGATTGATTCATGGAGAGCCAGATAAGCCCCGACAAAGCAATTCAGTATTTGATCGATACCGCACCCTTGTACGCAAAAGCGAAAGCGGATCGCCTGTATCTGGAGGAGTTCCGCAAGTCAAAGAAGGCTCACCTGATGAGCCAGGCAGGGACGGAAGTCTTGGGTAAACAAGAAACCTTTGCTTATGCCCATGAAGAGTACATAGAAATCCTTGAGGGCATCAGAGCTGCCGTGGAGAAAGAAGAGAAGTATCGTTGGTTGATGACCGCTGCCCAAGCAAGGGTGGAAGTGTGGAGAACCAACCAGTACTCAGCCAGAATGGAAATAAGGGCAACCCAATGAACAACAAACTGAACGCCAAGGAAAGACTACACCTAGCTCTAGTGAAATCTCTTCCCTGTTCAGTATGCGATGCGTCAGGACCATCGGAGGCTCACCATGTTAAGCAAGGTCTTCAGTACACCTGCATAGCCTTATGTCAGGACTGTCATACCAACTCTACCCTTGGATGGCATGGTCAGAAAAGAATGTGGCACATCAAGAAAATGGACGAGATAGATGCCTTGAACATCACAATTCAAAGACTTCTCTCTGCCAGGTTTGAAAATGAAAACCCTTTCTAATTTCAAAAGTTTCAAAAACTTTGAACTTTGAAAAATTGGTTAAATCAACTTCCAAAAAAGTAAATGCGACTTTTTCTAAAAAGGTCCTGTTTTAGGGTAAACCCTTAGTTTTTTGTAAGTTAGCACTCACTTACATCCTAGAGGTTAGTTGGCACTCACTAACTTAGCAGCGAAAACTGGTGCGTGAGTCGTGGTCCAGAATGTCGCTAAAATCGATTTTAAGGCCGTTTTTAGCTTACTTTTTCACTTTCCAATGGTAGGTATGCATCAACTACAAAAAATGGCTTAAATCTTAGATTTTATGAAGTAAGCCCTAACTAACTTAAGAAGCCCAAAGAAAGAGGCTAAAAGCCCCTTTTTGTGGATTCCTTGATCAGAGAGAGGGCAATAATTGCCAAAAGAGAGAGGGTGAAATGCAAAGAGGTTTTGAATCGGGATCATCTAAAGATTTAACCCAATAAGCGCAATCTTGCTCATCTATTACTTCATATAAATCAGAGGCATCTAATAATAAAACACCAATAGCGCCCTTCATTTCTCCAATTTTATTATGCTGCATTATCTAGCTCCTCCTCCTCGCCTAACTGCTCTTGAATAACTGCCATTGCTAGGCAAATATCCTCCCATTCCTCGTTATAACTTGGATCACTCTCAGGGATACAATCTTCTCTATAAGAATGCAAAGCTTCCCAAATAATATTAATTTGTTCTCTAATATCGTGCATCATTTAACCCTCACGTTAAATTCTTGAATATGAAAATTTCTTATTTCATTTTCTTTAGCGCATTTAATAGCTAATTCTCTTGTAGAGAAAACTGCCACAATATCACCCTCTTCAGTTAATATAAATACCTTATTCATTATTTGGCCTTTTTAAATAGTTTATTGATCTGATTATTAATTACTTTCCATGAATCAGTTTCATAAATTAATACGTGATCCATTTCATCAATAGTTTCAATTGTTATAAAAAACTGTTTTGTTTTTATTTCTCTTCTTTTCATATTTTTATAATTTACCCATAAAGTGACAATTTGAGTTTCGTTCAATTGTCTCTCAAACGATGGGCAAATATTGTTAATCCATGACATATCTACAAAACCCTCTGGTAATGGAGGGATCTCAAAATCAAAATATCTAAATTCAGTTTTGTAATCACATCTCATAGTGCAGCCCCTTAATTTGAACAAAACCAGATTGATCCTTTTTTGCTTTGCCTTTGGCATATAAGGCAACAACCACATTTTTGGGCTCTATATGCCTAACGTCAGAATCATCCCCATCTATAACCTCCCAAGATCTAAAGCTTTTAGGGATATCTTCTTTCTTTTGAAAAACTACTGCAACTCTTGAGTTATCAGGATTTGTTAAGCCCTTAATAGATATTGGCTTTGGAGTAATACTTGAGAATGAATAGGTCAAATCATAATTGCCTACAGTTTTGCCTTCTAAGTTTCTAGATGGATGCTTTGTATAGTCATAAAATTGGACATTACAAAATAAATTAAAAATTGTCCTATTTGGGATAACCTCGTAATTCTCCCAAAGGATGTCGCTGGTTCCGTTAAGGCGAACTAAAAGCTTTTGATTATTTCTACTTGCCTTTTCTTGCAATTCCCAAATATCTGCACAAAGGGAAAACAAAAAGCTCTTTTGCTGGGTGTACCAAAACTCAGTTTTTGCTTGCCGTGCCTTCTGTACTGAATTAAAAGCGCCACGGCCTGATGAGTAGAGGCATCCTTCCATGCAGCCAGCAAGCCTTGCAAGGGGGCAAAGATCATCATTAGGGGTTAGGTAGAGGATGGCAGTTAAGAAACCCATCTTCTCGCCTTTAACTGTCTTTGTGGAGGCAGTACCTAAAAGCTTTTTGTAGATAAGCCCGTCTTTTTTGATGATTGATTTGTAAGGATTAAACATATTCACGCCTTTTAAAGATTTAAGAGTTTAATAAAAAAATACTTTATTTATCAATATGAAGTAGTTCACATTGAAAGCAAATATAATTATTTTCCATATCGCAAATTCCACAATTTGGATCAGGCAATAACTTAAAGCCATTTGCATGATATGCGTCTATTTTTTCACGCCTATATGCAATCCATTCATCGCAAGTCATTTTGTCAATATCTTTGATAGTTTCTAATTTCATATTCACGCCTATTAAATGTTGATTGATTAGGATGGCAAACCATCCCATTGTTGAATGTCTAAATATCCTAAAAATTCAGAATCACTTGTATACCATCCAATGATGGCTTTGCCTCCAATAATTGGTGGCTGCTCTCCTGATGAATCGGTTATTAAAAAATAACCATAATCTTTGCCCAATGGATGAGGCATAGATAAACCATTAAAACCTCCACCAGTGGAAATGATTTCTAGTTTCATTTAACCTCCTCCTCTATATCCATCCATTTTTCAATTGTCTCAGTACCATGACACAATAATGATTGAACAGAAGAGACAATCATTTCTGCATGATATTTATTAAAATCTTCGCTTCTAATATAAGATTTCAGGGCAATTAATACCCCAAATACATCATTAATTTCGTTTATGCCTTCATAAACCATCCATTCATTAATAATCTTTGGATGTCTTTTATCTTTTGCTTTTGATTTAATCATTATTTACACCTATTTAAAAAAGATTAAGGGATTAGGACATCAAAATAAGCAAGCATTAAGGCAATGGCTGCACAAAAAAGGATGATGCCAAAAATAACTTCAAATATAACTGTTTTCATTATTTACTTTCTATTTAAATGATCATTTGTAAAATCTTCTAAAGCTTTCTCTAATTGTTTCTGGGTTTCAATTAGTCTTTGCTTGTAATCAATTTCTTTATATCTAATATCCTCACCTAATACATGAGAGATCCAATTGATTGTGCTAATAAATTTGGAGGTATTTTTATCCATTTGATTACTCCTCAATATCTAAGAATCGTGCAACCTTGGAAAACAAGGCACTAAACGATTCAAGGATGATTTCTTGGTTGTTAGAGTCAGCAAGCATAAAAGCCTCACCTAATGCCCTTGCAAAGCTTCCATGAGTGCCTAAAGCCATTGATCTAACAATGCGGTCAATTTCTGTATCTGAGTAATTCATGATTAACACCTATTAAGTTGAAGCTTTAGAAATGAAAGAGCGAACACATCCACGAGCGCCTAAATGGCTTGAAGTTTCGCAAGTGTCCAAGAGTTGATCAAACTTATAAAGCTTGACAATGTAATAGCCTTGTTTTGCAAGGTATTCAAAAGTAACCTTGAAGCCATTCTGAAGTTTTGTGGTTTCCATATTTACGCCTATTGAGTTGATGAAAGAGAGAGCCAATTTCTGACCCTTTCACATATATAGCGTGAAAGAATCGTGCCAACTCTCGCAAGTTGTTGATTCCATTAGCTGCTCCAAAACCCTATCAGTAGTTACCCTTAGAACCTGAGTTTTCAATTTGATTTTGTAGCCACAATTAGAAAAAGAAATAAAGGGATAACCCATTACAAGGGCTCTTAGTCTAATAAGGGATAAGGTAAGGGATTACATAGGGATGGCAAGGGTTAACGTATTAGGCTAAACATAAAGAGAAACTCTATAAAGAAACCTTTTAGACATCACCAAACATTCACCTTTTGCGCCTCTGAGACAAACTATGCAAAAAATGCATAACCTTGGATCTAAGGGTTTCTACTACTGTATGGAATGCCAGGCTGCAGGGATGTACAGTACTGGACCAAAACACAGTAGGGTTTGCCCTAATAGGGTTTCTACCTAGGGGTTTACCCTTAAGGGTTTCTACGTAAGGGTAGGGTTTACCAGTAAGGGTTTACCCCCCCCTATCGATAAATGGAGGGGGCGCTGTGGCAGGGGAGATTCATACATATCCCCCTATCGATTAGAGCTAAGACCCCCACCCACCCCCTATCAGGAATAAAAGAGTCCTCCAAAAAATTTTTTTATAGTTTAGAATTTGTAGACATTAAATCAAGGAGAAGATATGGCAGGATTTCCTATGAGGAGAGCGTTGGAGAAGAAGATAGAGAGTCTGGGAGGGATAGAGTTTGTGACATCGCATATAGCGCAAGGAATGACCATTGGACGCTTGGCTGAGTTCATAGAGTGTTCTAGACCTATGTTGTCTTTCTGGATAAACCATACTGATGAGCGAAGGGATGCGGTCCTGAAGGCTCGTAAGCTAAAGGCTGAGAAGTTAGCGGAGGAAGCTCTAGAGATTGCGGATGAGGCTGATGAGACAAGTAACAGTGGTGTAAACAAAGCTAGACTCCAGGTGGATACTCGTAAGTGGATGGCTTCTAAGCTTGATCCTGAGAACTATGGAGACACTGCTAAGACCCAAGTGAATATCTCTTTGGGTGACCTCCATCTCCAAGCTTTAAAGCACATGGGTAAAGTGCAAGAAGTAACCACTTTGGAAAACAATGAATAACCCGTTTATCCAATTCATAACTCTTTATAGGACTGATCCTGTTCTTTTTGTCAAAGAAGTACTTGGAGTAGAGCCTGATGAGTGGCAGCAAGACTTCTTGAACGCTGTGGCTTCTGGTGAGCGGAAGATATCAATTCGTTCTGGTCACGGGGTGGGTAAGTCAACAACTGCTTCTTGGGCTATGTTGTGGTTCTTGTTGACAAGATATCCAGTGAAAGTAGTGGTGACTGCTCCTACTTCTGCTCAACTTTATGATGCTTTGTTTGCTGAACTGAAAAGATGGGTCAAAGAACTACCTCAACCTATCCAAGAGCTACTTGATGTCAAACAAGAGAGGATAGAGCTAAAGGCAAGTGCTACTGAGGCGTTTATCTCTGCTAGAACGAGTAGAGCTGAACAACCAGAGGCTCTACAAGGCGTTCACTCTGATAACGTGATGTTGGTAGCAGACGAGGCTTCTGGCGTTCCTGAAGCAGTGTTTGAGGCCGCTGCTGGTTCTATGTCTGGACATAACGCTCTGACCATCCTTCTGGGTAACCCTGTACGTAGTTCTGGCTTTTTCTTTGAGACACACAACCGCCTGAAAGACGAATGGTGGACTAGAAGAGTATCCTGTCTGGACTCTACCCGTGTCAGTAAAGAATACGTTCAGGACATGAAATCCCGCTATGGCGAGGAAAGTAACGCTTACAGGATTCGTGTTCTTGGAGAATTTCCCCGTAGTGATGATGACACCATCATTCCTATGGAACTACTTGAATCTGCTAAACATCGAGACACAAGAGCCTATGAAGATGCTCCTATAGTCTGGGGACTAGACGTAGCCCGTTTCGGATCAGACTCGTCAGTTTTGTGTAAGCGTCAATCCAATGTAGTCCATACCCTAGAGCGGTGGAGGAATCTGGATTTGATGCAGTTAACAGGTGCTGTGGTGGCTCAATATGAAGCTTGTGACCACAAGAATAGACCTGCTGAGATTCTTGTTGACTCTATTGGCCTAGGAGCGGGTGTTGTTGACCGACTTAGAGAATTAAAACTTCCTTGCCGTGGGATTAATGTGTCAGAAAGTCCTGCTATGGGCGGTACTTATCTGAATCTAAGAGCAGAACTCTGGCACAAAGCCAAAGCTTGGCTAGAGAAAAGAGACTGCAAGATCCCTAATAACGAGGATTTAATCGGAGAACTTGCAACTGTAAGGTACACCTTTACCTCTAACGGCAAGATTAAGATTGAATCCAAGGATGATATTCGCAGGAGAGGATTGAAATCTCCTGACATGGCTGATGCTTTTGTGTTGACATTTGCCTCCGATGCCGCCACTATCTCATGGGGATCAAACAATTCTTGGGGTAAACCTATTAAAAGGTTAATCCGAGGACTTGTCTGATTGCCGTTGCCACTTTGGAGCTACCTAATAAGTAGCTCTTTTTTTGTTTAACACAATATGTTACTATTGAGCAACCTTTCTGGAGATTTCTATGAAAATGGACGATGCTGCTAAAAAAATTGGCAAGGTAATGGGTGAGTACAAAGACAAGAAGCTCAAGTCTTCTTCTGGTCAAAAGGTTAAATCCCGTGACCAAGCTGTTGCGATTGCAATGTCTGAGGCTCGTGCTATGCCTAAACGTGGATCTAGAACTGCTACTAATCGGAGCAAGAAATGAAACAAGGTCTTTACGCCAATATCAATGCAAAACAAGAACGCATAAAAGCTGGCTCCAAAGAGAAGATGCGTAAACCTGGCACTAAGGGCGCTCCTACTGCCAAAGACTTTAAACAAGCGGCTAAGACTGCTAAGAAAAAATGACTGCGGCTTGGACTCGCAAAGAGGGTAAGAGCCCTAAAGGTGGCCTTAATGAGAAAGGCCGTAAGTCCTATGAGCGAGAGAATCCAGGCAGTAATCTTAAAGCACCAGTAAAGTCTGGTGACAATCCAAGAAGAGCTTCTTTTCTTGCTCGAATGGGTGGTATGCCAGGTCCTGAGAGAAAACCAGATGGAAGCCCCACTCGTTTGTTGCAAAGCCTACAAGCTTGGGGAGCAAGTTCAAAGGCTGATGCAAAGGCAAAGGCTAAAGCAATATCTGCTAGGAATAAAAAATGAAATGCCCAACCGCAACCTATGACATTGAGTTCAACTTAAAGAACCGAAATTGGGCTATCAAGAATGTTGACTATGGTCCTGCTAATCCTGAAGAGGAAAACGAAGAGTACTGGCAGAACCTTGCTGATATGTGGGATGTATCTCTAGATGAGGTTCAAGAGATGCGTTGCGGTAATTGCGCTGCCTTTATCCAAACCCCTGAGATGCTAGACTGCATCCTAAAAGGTATTGATGAAGAGACTGATGGCTATGCCAAAGATGTCCAAGGTGCGGCTAATTTGGGTTATTGTGAGCTGTTTGACTTTAAATGTGCAGGTGAGCGTACCTGTGCCGCATGGTTATCTGGTGGACCTATCACCAAGAAAATGACCAAGAATCAACAGAATATGTTGATGATGGCTAAAACAGAATACGAAATGGACGAGGAAGAATAATGGAAGCCTTACTTGCCGCCTTTATGGAATCGCTTAAATCAGCCGCCACCGAAGGCGCTATGTCAGAAGCAGTTGCAAGTGGTGGTGCAGCGCCAGCATCTATGGGTGCTGAATTTGGCAACTATATGGGCAGTATGGTTAACCAACAAATTAACCCAACAGTAGAAGCCTTTAAAGGCATCACAGATCCAAACGCCACAATGGGCGATATGGCTAACTCCGCATTTAAATACTCTTTTAATCCTAAAGAAGATGAGAAATCTCTCATGCTCCCGCAAGCAGGTATGGCATATGGTGGTATGGCTAACAATTACGTTGGTGGCATCCCTTCTTTACTACAGAATACTGGCTCTGGAATCCTCCCTTATATCGGCTCACGATAAGGAAATAATATGCAAGAAAACCCAATGTTGATGGCAGAAACCCTCCAAGGCCAAATGGAGGAAGATGAGGTAATGTCTGAAGAGCAACTTCAAGGTGTTATCTCTGCCGAAATTACTGATGCAATATCCTTTATTGATGATGACATTGGTGGCAATCGAGCATTAGCAACTGAGTACTACTATGGAGATCTCTTTGGTGACGAAGAAGATGGTCGTTCACAAGTAGTCTCAATGGATGTACGAGATACAGTACAAGGCATTTTGCCAAGCCTGATGCGTATTTTCTTTGGTCCAGAGCGTGTGGTTGAGTTTGCACCTCAAGGACCTGAAGATGTTCAGAATGCTGAACAAGCTACAGACTATGTTGACTTCATCTTCAAGCGGGATAATCCTGGCTTTAAGATCCTCCACTCAGCATTTAAAGATGCTTTGGTACGCAAGTGCGGTATTGTGAAGTACTGGTGGGATGAGTCTGTTGAAGTTCGTGCAGAGTCATTCTCTATGCTTGATGAACAAAGCATGATGATGTTGACCAGTGATCCCAATGTAGAGATCTCTGCGGTGCGTGAGTATCCAGTGCCTGGTACTGAGCCAATGAATGAAGCTCAAGGCATTATGACTCCACCACCCATGATGTACGATGTGGAGATTAAGCGCAGAATTAAATCTGGCAAGGTCAAGATTGAGGCTTTGCCACCAGAAGAGTTCTTGATTGACCGCAGAGCTAAGTCTATTGAGGATGCTACTTTTGTTGGTCACAGAACCATGAAGACTGTTTCCGATCTAGTCGCTATGGGTTATGACTATGAGGAAATGGTTGAGCAATCTGGTAATGGTAATGACTTTGACAACAACCAAGAATACACTTCTCGCAACCCATTTGCGGTAATCAGTACTGCAAACAATGGTGATCCATCAAGCAAGAGTGTTATGTACATTGAGGGCTACTTAAAGGTAGACTTTGATGGCGATGGCATTGCTGAAATGCGTAGGATTTGCACCATTGGTACAGGCAACAAAGTTATCCGCAATGAGATAGTTTCTGAGCGACAGTTTGCTGACTTCTGCCCAGATCCAGAGCCACACACATTCTTTGGTATGTGTCCTGCCGATGTTGTTATGGACATTCAGAGAATCAAGTCTAATGTTCAACGTGGCATCCTAGACTCCTTGGCACAATCTATCCACCCCCGTACAGCGATTGTTGAGGGTCAGGCTAACATGGAAGATGTGCTGAACACCGAAGTTGGTGCGGTTATTCGCATGAGAGCGCCAGGTATGGTTCAGCCGTTTACAACTCCATTTGTTGGTCAAGCCGCATTCCCAATGTTGGACTACTTGGATGACATTAAACAGACCCGTACAGGCATTTCTAAAGCTGCCGCAGGGTTAGATGCAGATGCTCTCCAAAGCACCACCAAAGCCGCTGTTTCTGCGACTGTAAATGCCGCTCATCAGCACATTGAGATGATTGCCCGTATCTTTGCTGAAACTGGTTTGCGTAAGCTATTTACTGGCATCCTGAAGTTGGTTGTTGAAAACCAAGATCGTGCCCGTATGGTGCGTTTGCGTAACACCTTTGTTCCTATTGATCCAAGATCATGGGATGCAAAGATGGATGTGATTGTTAATGTTGGTGTTGGTGATGGCACTATTGAAGACAGAATTAATATTCTGAATCAGGTAGCCGCCCGTCAGGAAATGTTGATTGAAAAGACTGGTCCTAATAATCCTGTTGTATCAATACCACAGTACACCAACACATTAACTAAGATGTTGCAGTTGGCAGGAATTAAAGATTCGGCTAATTATTTCAATCAATTACCTAATGATTTCCAGTTGCCAGAACCACCTGCTCCAAAGCCAACTCCAGAGGAGATATTGGCTCAAGTACAGGCACAATCTATTCAAGCTGATATTCAAAAGAAAGCCGCTGAATTACAGTTAGATCGTGAAAGAATGCTCATGGCTGATGATCGTGAAAGAGATCGTATTGAACAAGATGGTATTTTGCGTAGATATGAGCTAGAATTGAAATATGGTGTACAAATTCAAAGTGCGGAAATAGATGCCGCAATGAATCGTGACCGAGAATTAATTCGCCAACAAGCTGCAATGAGCCAGACGCAAGTCCCTCAACAGCCCCAACCAATGATGTAAATGGACGATCTAGAAATTAACCTCGCAAGAGGAGACAGAGCCAGACTACTTCTTGAGGATGAACTCCTCAATGAGATGTTAAAGCGAATTGAAGATGACTGTTATCGTGAAATCAGGTCTTCCAAATTGATGGAAGGTCCTATCAGAGAGCAAGCTTATTTGCTTTTGACCACGATAGACATCTTGAGAGCTAAGTTACGCTCTGTCATGGATACAGGCAAGATGGCAGAAGTTGCCCTTGTTCGCAGACGGGGAAGACCCCCGAAAGCAGAATGATTGTTAAACTAAGAGGTAAATATGTCCGATAACGCACAAGCAGTCGGTTCGATTACAGTAAATCAAGCAGCGCAAAGCTTTGCTTCCATGCTAGACGCTCAAGAGGGTGTTGACACTGGTGCAGAGGCGCAACCAGAGGAGGAGCAATCCGAATCTGAGTCTGAGGAAGTGGAAGGTGCGGAGCCGCAAGACGAAGCATTGGAATCTTCTGAGGAAGTAGAGGCTAACGAGGAGGAATCCGAGGAAGAAGCCCCAAGGGATGAGAAGTTTATCGTCAAAGTTGATGGTAAAGAAATCGAAGTCCCGAAGGAAGAACTTATCCGAGGTTACCAACGAGAAGCTGACTACACACGGAAAACGCAGAAACTGGCAGAAGAGCGCAAATTTGTGGAGTCTGAGTTTCAGCAAGTACGTGCAGAGCGTGAAACATACGCACAGGTATTAGGACAATTACAGCAAAAACTGCAAGAGTTTGAGCCGCAAGAGCCTGATTGGAATCGTTTAGAAGTTGAAGACCCGACTGAATATGCCCGTCAATGGACATCACATCAGCGTAGACAACAACAGAAATTCGCTGTCCAAGCAGAGCAGATGCGACTTAATCAATTGCGAGAAGTTGAAATGCAAAAGCAGATCAATAATGTTTTGGCACAGGAAACTGCAATTTTGAAAGAGAAAATTCCAGAGTGGACTTCTCCAGAAAAAGCCAAAGCAGAAGGAAAAGCTTTATTGGAGTACGGGCAGCAGTTGGGCTTTTCAGAGCAGGAACTGAACACAATTACAGATTCACGGGCATTACTGGCGCTTCACAAAGCGTGGAAGTATGACCAGATGATGAGTAAACGTCCAGAATTCCAAGCGAAGATTAAAAAAGCGCCAAAGATGGCAACTCCAGGTTCAACAGGTAGCGTAAGTTCTAAGTCTAGTGATATAAATAACGCAAAAAAGCGTCTTGCACAAACAGGAAGCGTCAGAGATGCCGCATCCCTTTTCGAGAAATTTATTTAAGGATTTATCATGGCTGCTATTACCAATACCTATACCCGATTTGACGCTAAAGGCGTTCGGGAGGACCTTTCAAACGTCATTTATCAGATCTCTCCAGAAGAGACTCCATTTATGAGCAATGTTGGTCGTGAGAACGTCACCAACACTTTCTTTGAATGGCAAACAGATGATTTGGCCGCTGCGGTTACAACCAATGCACAGATCGAGGGCGATGACATCACCTCTTTTACAGCAGTTACAGCTACAGTTCGTTTGGGCAACTACACCCAGATTAGCCGTAAGGATGTAATCATTGCTGGTACATTGGAAGCAGTTGACAAGGCAGGTCGTCGCTCAGAATTGAGCTACCAAATGGCTAAAAAATCTGCGGAAATTAAGCGCGACATGGAGGCCACAATGTTGGCTAACCAAGCCGCTGCCGCTGGTTCTACGTCATCTGCCCGTAAGTCTGGTGCTTTGTTGGCCTTCTTGAAGACCAATACAAGCGAAGGCTCTGGTGGTTCTGATCCTTCATACACCACTATTCCTGATGCAGCTCGTACTGATGCTACAACCACTAACTTGCGTTCATTCAGCGAGACATTGCTGAAAGACGTAATTCAGAAGGTGTGGACAGAAGGCGGTTCACCATCTATCGTTATGGCTGGTCCTGTTAACAAGCAGAAC